CCATGCCTTTAGAACCTATCCCATTTGCAGGTATGGTAGAAGTAGATTTAGACCTAATTCTTGAGGAAATGTATGGCAAAAATACTCAAAATATGCCAAAATACGTGGTGTTAGGAGACGGAAGTCTCTACATTTTCCATAAAGAGGAAGACCGTTATGCCCTATGTGAACAAACCCCGTCCTTACAAGAAGGAATACCAGCAGCAGAAGGAGAGGAAAGAGCAACCTACACGGAATGCTCGGGAGAGGGCACGTTACGAGATGGACAAGAAGGGTGTGGACAGGAAGGGCAAGGATATTGACCATGTTATCCCTCTTTCGAAAGGCGGCACCAACGCTTCGTCAAACCTTAAGCTCAAATCACCGAGCGCCAATCGCTCATTCAGCCGGAACTCAGACCACACAGTTAAAAAGAACCGACCGAAAAATGGAAATAATAAATAACAAAGCGTTGGTAATTAACACTCGAAGACCCCACCTTGTAACAGAATGTATTAAGAAAAGCGAAATTGTTGAAACCGACGGAGACATGCACAAAGTTGTAGTGCATTGGGGTTTAAAAGAGGCACAAGCTTTAGCAAGATTAAAAGTAGAAAAAGTTCCGTCACCAATCCATCGTGACTATGATTGGCCTGGGGTTTATCCTCCGATGGCGCATCAGCGTGACACAGCTAACTTTTTAACATTACACCCACGTGCGTTTGTATTTAACGAGCAAGGCACAGGCAAGACTGCATCAGCTATATGGGCAGCTGACTACCTATTAAACCAAGGCGCTATCAACCGAGTCTTAATTATCTGTCCGTTGTCTATTATGCAGTCAGCATGGCAAGCAGATCTATTTAAGTTCGCCGTACATCGCAAGGTAGATGTTGCTTACGGGGACCGCTTTAAGAGAAAGGCTATCATCGAAGGCGACGCCGACTTCATTATCATTAACTATGATGGTGTTGAGATTGTCTCTGAGGCTATTGAAGCTGGCGGGTTTGACCTAATTATTATTGATGAGGCCAATGCGTACAAGACTGTAACCACGCAGCGTTGGAAGACACTTAGCAAGCTCATAAAAGATAGCACTTGGTTATGGATGATGACTGGTACGCCAGCTGCACAAAACCCTACCGATGCTTACGGCTTAGCCAAGCTATGTGTTCCTGACCGAGTACCTAGGTTCTTCGGGGCTTTCCGTGACCAGACTATGGTTAACATTAGTAAGTTTAAATGGATGCCAAAACCAACGTCGAGTCAAGTAGTTTTTAATGCACTACAACCCGCCATACGCTTTACTAAAAAAGAATGTTTAGATCTGCCGGAGGTTACACATGTTTACAGGGACGCCCCCCTTACTGCGCAACAGGAGAAATACTACAAACTCCTCAAAAAAGAAATGCTCATGGTCGCAGATGGCGAAGAAATTAGCACCGTCAATGCTGCTGTCAACCTTAATAAACTTCTGCAAATCAGTGGTGGTGCTGTGTATTCTGATACCGGCGCTGTTATTGAGTTTGATGTTTCTAACCGTCTTCGAGTTATCACAGAAGTAATAGAAGAGTCAAGTAATAAAGTGCTTGTCTTTGTGCCTTTTACTCATACAATAGAGTTACTCAAAGAGCATTTGAGAGGGGCAGGTATTGTCTGCGATATCATAAATGGGGCTGTTCCCGTATCTAGGCGGACAGAGATTTTTAAACGGTTCCAAGAAACAGAATACCCAAAAGTCCTTTTAATTCAACCGCAAGCAGCAGCACACGGCGTTACATTAACTGCAGCGGACACAATCATTTGGTATAGCCCTGTTACATCAATTGAAACTTATTTGCAAGCCAATGCTCGTATCGACCGACAGGGTCAGAAAAACGCTATGACTGTGGTGCATATTAAGGGTTCTCCCGTAGAAGCAAGACTGTATGCCATGCTACAAAATAAACTTAACGTACATGATAAACTGATAGACCTATATAAAAATGAAGTTGAAGAAAACACTTGACAAAGTAAATCGTTGTGATATTATTATTTAACGGACACAGATTCGTAAACAAAGAAAGGAAGGTATGACAGAGATAAGCGTAGATAAAATCGTCGAAGTCTACATTAAGATTAGAGACGCACGGGATGAAGCCCGTAAGAAAGCGGATGAAATTGACGCCGACTATGAAGGACAACTCAAAGTCCTTGAAGCACAGATGTTAGATGTATGCAAAGCTACTGGGGCAACAAGTCTTAAAACCCCCTTTGGCACCGTTATGCGCTCAATTAAAAGTCGTTACTGGACTAATGATTGGGAAAAGTTTTACGATTTTCTGTTTGAACATAATGTGCCTGAGTTATTAGAAAAGCGCATACATCAAACAAACATTAAGCAATTCTTAGAAGAAAACCCCGACTTGCTACCACTCGGGATAAATGTGGATAGCGAACACTCGATAACAGTAAGGAGAAGCAAATGAGTGAAATCACTCTATTTAATCAAGATTTACCCGACTACCTTAAAGGCGTAGAATTAGACGCTGTAACCAAGGCGTTGGTTGGCAATAGCGGCAGCAAGCGTATCTCATTACGTGGTGGTAAGTTCCGCATGGTTGTTAACGGAGAAGAGATTCTCACAAGCAATAGCGATTCTTTGAACGTAGTTATTGTTAATGCAGCAAGAGATGTATCAAGGACTTTTTATGCTAAAGCTTACAATCCGAAAGAAGATGCTGTTATTCCAGATTGCTGGTCTAATGATGGCGTTACGCCTGACGCTACGGCTGAGGATCCTCAGCACCACAATTGCGCTGAATGTCCGCAGAACGTTAAGGGATCCGGTGCTGGTGGAGGCCGTGCTTGTCGTCATTTCCGCAGGGTTGCTGTTGCTCTTGCTGATGATATTGGTGGAGATGTTTATCAGTTACAACTTGCATCTAAATCTATATTCGGTAAAGGCGATTTAACTCATATGCCGTTTGAGCAGTATGTTAAGTATGTTGGCTCACAAGGCTATAACTTAAATACCCTAACTACTGAAATGCGTTTTGATCCTGATAGCGATACTGCTAAGTTGTTCTTCAAACCATTAAAGTTCTTATCTAAAGAGCAGTGGGAAGTAGCTAAGCGCCAAGGCGAAACCCAATCAGCCAAGCGTGCTATTGAGTTTGTATTTACTAAGACCGATAAGCCCGCCCAGCTAGCTGCACCAAAAACCAAGTCTGAGCCTGAGTTAGTTGAAGCTGCAATCGAGGAGCCTAAAAAGCGCCCTGAGAAAAAAGCAGCCGAGCCTACCGCTAAGAAAGATTTAGGATCCATCATGGATAACTGGAGTAAGGAGTAACCCATGAGCCTAAGAGGCTATAGCTATCGGCTTGTGAAAGCCAACAAAGCTGCTGATTCTAAGCATATTGGAGTCAAGCTTGGTCGGTATTGCATCACTAACGATATCCCAGTAATACAGATAGCACAGCAGTTTAGTGTTTCTCGCATGACTGTATACAACTGGTTTAGCGGAATAGTAATGCCACACAAGGCTACGGTCGCACAAATAGAAAAGCTATTGAGTAAATAGTTTACCCCCGGGGCAGCTAGTTTGACGGAACGAAAAGGGAGATGCCGAATCCCCTGCTGCCCTTCCTTTCTTCGGTTTTGAGGTGATATGGCAACGACAGACTTATTAAATGCAGTGCTTCCCGCAGAAGGGTGGTATTGCATTGTCGGTTTAAAACAAGAGGGGCGCCCAAGACAGACGTTTGTTCAAACTATCGAAGAAGCAGAAGATGAGATAGCGAACTTAGTCGGTGAAGAATACGATGCTTATTTTGCTTGTGCCAAGTATGAGAATGACCAAGACGGTCGCACGCAAAAAAACAGTGCTTACTTCAAATCGTTTTGGCTTGATGTTGATTGTGGAGTAGACAAGGATATTAGTGGCAAAGGTTACGTAGACCAAGCTACTGGCTTGACTGAACTCAAAAAGTTTTGTGAGGCTATAAATTTACCGTTACCGACGGTAGTTAATTCGGGTCGTGGTATCCATGCATATTGGAGATTGGCAGAGACTATTGGTCGTGCCGAATGGAAACCCGTCGCCGACCGCCTTAAGGCTTTGTGTGAAGAGCACAAGTTTAGGGCTGACCCATCACGCACTGCAGAGAGCGCATCAATCCTACGGGTGCCTGAAACATTTAACTATAAGCAAGAACCAGCCCTACCTGTATCAATACTACAGTTGGCGGATGAGACACCATACGAAGATATCAAAGCTGCTATTGGTGTTCTGATTGCGCCTGACTATATACCACGTCAGTTTAGTGCTATGACCCAAGCTGCGATGAGCAATCGTCAAAGTCGGTTCCGCACTATCTTGATGAAGACTACAGAAGGTAAAGGTTGTGCTCAGCTAGAGCATATTGCGATTAACCAAGCTGATATAGAGGAGCCATTATGGAGAGCAGGATTATCTATTGCTCATGCGTGTGTTGATGCGGAAGAAGCCATCCATATTATCTCGAGCAATCACCCGGAGTACGATGCGGCGCAAACTGAGAGAAAAGCTCAGTCTACCAAGGGGCCGTATACTTGTGCGACGTTTGAGAAACTCAACCCCGAGGGATGTTCACAATGCCCGCACAAGGGTGAGATATCGTCTCCGATACAGCTCGGCTCTGAAATTGCAGCCGCTCCCAAGGATGCTACTATCGTTGAAACGACGCCTAGTGGAGAGCAGAAATTCCGTGTACCAGAGTTTCCTTTCCCATATTTCCGAGGTAAAAATGGAGGCGTATATAGACAGGGCTCCGACGAAGAAGAAGACGCTACCTTAGTATACGAACATGATTTATATATTGTGAAGCGTTTACATGACCCCGCAAAAGGGGAGTCGGTATGGATTCGTGCGCACTTTCCACAAGACGGTGTTAAAGAATTTGCTATGCCAGCCAACGACTTAATGGCTATAGATAAACTAAAAGATAAGCTAGGTTGGCACGGTGTCTATGGACCCAAAAAACAAATGGAGAACATAACAGCATTTCTAATAGCGTGCGCTAAGGATTTGCAACACAAACAAAGGACAGAAATTATGAGAACACAATTTGGTTGGACAGAGGATAACTCTGAGTTCATTCTTGGTGATAAAGAAATTACCGCAGAAAAGATTAGCTATAGCCCACCATCAAGTTCAACAGGTAGTTTAGCTACGTTTATGCAGCCGGTCGGTACATTAGAAGATTGGCAAGAAGTTGTTAAGGTATATGACCAAGAAGGGTTTGAGCCACACGCATTTGGTTTCTTTACCGCATTTGGTGCACCTTTATTAAAACATTTAAACCTACGTGGCGCTATCATTAACTTGGTAAACAATACATCAGGCACAGGTAAATCTACTATCCTCAAGGCGTGCAATAGCGTCTATGGGCACCCCGATGAATTAATGCTGCAATGGAAAGATACGCTAAATGCAATGATCCATCGCTTGGGCATTATGAATAACTTGCCGGTTACGATTGATGAGATTACTAAGTTGTCAGGCGATAACTTCTCAGACTTGGCTTATGGTATTTCGCAGGGTCGTGGTAAGAACCGTATGCAGCAACACTCCAACGCCGAGCGGGTTAACTTAACGAAGTGGGCTACGATTGCGCTATGCAGTTCTAATGCGTCGTTCCAAGATAAGCTAGCTGCGCTCAAGGCTACACCTGATGGTGAGTTCATGCGTTTGTTTGAGTACCGTATTGAGCAGACCGACATCCTTTCAAAAGAAGAAGCCGACGTTCTATTCAATAAGCTCTACTTAAACTACGGTCATGCAGGTCAGCAATATATTAAATACCTCGTGGATAACTTAGAAGATGCTATTGATACAGTAATCCAAGTCCAGCAAAAGCTAGATGAAGAGATTGGTTTAACTAACCGTGAGCGGTTCTGGTCGGCAGTTGTTGCATGTAACATTGCTGGCGCCCTACTAGCCAAGGATATTGGGGTTTTACCTGACTTTGATATTGGTCGTGTATACCGTTGGGTTGTTAAGGAAGTTAAGGTTATGCGCTCTGAGGTTAAGGCTCCAAGTGCTAGCAATCAAGCCAGCGT